TTTGTTGTTGATTCTCATCCATAGGTTGAGCATCTTTATCCTGTACACGTACAACACTGTCAGCAAATTCATTGGACTGCTGACTCATCCCTCCCTGATTAGAGCCAGGGGTACTCTCTTGCATGTTCTTGCTAGGTCTTTTGTTTCATTCACAGTCACAACCTTATAACTGCAAACTAGATCTATTTGTGGAGTGTGGCTCCTACCGTAAAAACGGTAATCATCCATAACCCCCAATCGCACGCTCAGACCGTAGGATAGATCAAACCCTAAGTCTGCAGATCGACTGGACGCTAGCGGCTACCCCGAAGGGCAGCAAAGTTACATGTTCTACACAACTCCAGGCTAAAGGAGCTAGAATAGCGAACACATAACTCTTCTTTGTCGCATCTGTCACACATCCCATCTACTAATTCATAGTATTCTATAGGACCATGACGTGCAACAAAGGAATCAAAAAGATCCCTCGCACCTTGACACATAAAACAGAAAAACACAAAATCATTCTCTCTATGCATAACATCACAAACATTCCCACAGATGGTACATCGGTGCTCATCACCATCTTGGTATTCAAGACCATATAGTCTTGACCGTTCCTCGTATTTGTCCCGATATATTTCCCAGGTGTCGAATTGTGGTCCCCACTCATGTAATTCAAGATCATCACGCCATTTCATGAATATCTTCCTCCAATAATTGAAGGTATCTTTCCCGTACCAGAAATATTCTCCTAGTGCAGAAAGCATCAATGAAACAGCTTGTTCTTCAGCTGTAACAGCTTTAGATTTCAAACCAATCATGAGGGACTTCTTTATAGATGCTTCATCTAGTGGGCAAACAAAGTGATTCAAATCCTCATCAAAGCGCCATATGCGCTTTAAGAATGAAGCTTCATCTATATGTATATAGGGACGTGTTTCGGATTCCTTATCAGCCATCGTATAAACGACGTTGATAGATTCAAGAATCTTACTTACTGATGAATGATTAAACCAGGGAACTTTCTCAGATACACCCATACCGTTATCATCACCGTAAGTCAATAAGGCTACATTTTCC